AAGTAACTGATCTCTGGCACTCCAATATTCATCACGATTAGCATCGGAAAGGCCACTGCCCACATTAACATTAATACGACGATCATTATCAACTCCTTCACATATTATAGCACCCAAGCGGCCGGCATTGCGACCAGTTCCTTCTTCAAAACCTACAATATTTAAGTCTACAGTGATAGTAGGTTTCCATTTCATCCAAAATGTACTACGACGACATTCATATGGTGCATCTAAATCCTTGATCATAATGCCTTCAAATCCTGCGGCCACAGCGTCTTCAGCATAGCGACGCATGACATCGTGTCCTTCGGCTGTGTCCAAGTCCACGTCGACACCATCCATAAGACGCACACAATCAGTTGAGTCAAATACTGCACGATATCCTTCTAATAGGTCCAAGCGTTTTTGTTGTTGAGCATTACTAAATCCACGTTCAAAATCTTTTAGTGGTATAAAATCAAACACGCTATATGTCATGCCCGCTGTTTGCACATCACTCTTTCGTTGTGCCTGTTTCATCAAGGCTTGAAAACTTTCTCCGATGATTTCGCCATCTAATATAAAACCATGCGGCCACGACTGGAATGTCTTGGCAAACTTGTTTTTAATATCTTCTAACGACTCTACAATATGCGGAAAGTTATCAAAAGGTTTACCATTGCGACTGTATAAATTGACTGTAGTCTTGGTTACTATTGCAAGTACACGCACACCATCTAGTTTTTGCTCCAGACGTTTAATGCCGGTCATTTTGGCTGTATGCTTTTCACTGTCAGTGGCCAACTGGCAAGTAAACACAGGAATTTTCCATTCGGTATTGCCCAGCACCTTGTTCAGAGTCTTTTCACTGATGCCACAGCGTAGATCTTTGATAATGACTCTGCGGCATAGGCTGTTCCACTCCGTTGAGTCAAACTGTTCACTCATAAACTCAATAGCAGTTTTGGCATTGTGTCCAGTGAGTGTTCTAAGACGTAGCCCTTCTAACATGGCCCAGAACTTGGGCCAAGGATTGGGCTTGTGCTCTAATCCTTTAGTCTCAGGAACTTTCTTAACGCCAAACACATAATAGGGGTTGTAGGCCTGGTAGCAGTTGAACAAAAAGCATTGAGCATTTGAAGATCCTAATTTGGACGCCATTAGGGCTTTTTCAATCACTGATTCTTTGTGTAAACGGCTGTCGCTTGATTCTAGGTCTCTAATCCAGTCTGCGGCCACTTTGATCTCATTAAATTGATCACCGGTAAAGTCTATGGCGTCCATATTATTTACTTTCGGATTGCTGATGTTTATACTCTCGTTTTAACCAATACTTGTACATACGGAAATAAGTATTGGCATCACAAGGTGTGTATCCCAATTCCATAGCTTCGTCTTTGTGATCCATGTAGATTCTTTGTAGCCAGACTCTAAACGATGATGACTTCATTTCTTCTCCATGATGTGACGAATCACTGCAGAGGCTTCTGGAAAACCGTTGCGTTCTTTTGAAGCAACTACTAGTTCGATCATTTCTTGTTGGGTTTCGTGTAGGCCTGCTACAAAGGTCATAATCTGATCTTTGGTTAGTACCTGACGGATAGACATGATTATGTCTTTTTTATTAGAATCCATTATACTGCCTCCCCATAAGCCTGTGCATCTACATCAGCTGACCATTCAGCATATTCCTCCGGATCAACAATGTCTTCAAACTCTGCTTCGTCAACAACCCAACCTTCGGCACGAAGTTGCTCGCGACCACTAAAGGTCTTCTTCATTGCATCCATAGCATCGTGGATAGCGTTGATCTGTAATTCCAACCAAGAACGGTCACGCCATTGTTCAGGAGTAGCAAAACGTGGACGCATACCATAATAGTCCTTGTGGAAATCAGAGAAGTAGCCTTGTAGTTCTTCTACATTGTACTGGGCCAAATGGTTCTGTGTCATATCTGCTCCTGTTTATTAACTATACAACTATTATAACAAATTGGGCATTTCTGGTCAACCTAATATACTGTATGCTTAGAATATGCTATTGTAGTAGGGCGACCAACCTGCACTTGATTACGTGGTCTACATTCTGCCATCATTTTACTACCACTGGCTAGAAAAATTCCACTGTAGCGTTCTTGTGCTTCGATACAGTTGACCTGTTGGTTGTAACCTGTGTGGATCTTGTAATCTTGAGGTTGACCTGCTATAAAGAAAACCAATACCCAATTGACCATAATGTCTCCTTAGGAGTTTACTGTTGCAAAAGGACTGTAATCTTCACTCTGTTGTTTTTCCGCAACAAAGTCAAAGGCATATTCGCCGGTGTTGCCAATTGGATTAACTTGAACACGACCCACTCCGTAGTTTTTACTCAACATATGGAAAACCTTGCGGGCTTCTTGTTCATCGATGCTACCTACAAAGAGTGTGCCGCTGTAAAATTCAGCTAGGTCATCTTGTTTAAGAGTGTTGGCTACTTGATTTAATACAACTGATTCGAATCCCATGTTCTGCTCCTTTATTTTCACTATACATACATTATAGCAAATTGGGCATTTTGGGTCAACCGTTTGAGTGTGGCGTTTTTACAACAGAAAAAACGGCTCTTAGCCCCATTTTTCGTGATACTTTTCTAAAGCCTTTTTATGAGCCAAAACAAGTCTGAGTTTTATTTCGTCCGAGATATCATCATGTACATCAGCAGTTTGATCGACTAATTCTGGACGACGATAACCAACCTGAAACTCTGGGCGTTCATCGTAATAGTCATCGTCATTGTCATTTACGGCTAAACGAACAACGGGTCGTTGTGTTTTAGGTAGGTGTATTTTTGGCTTGGATCGTGTGATGACGACACGGACCCGACCGTCGGTTGTCGCAGTTTGGGCAACCCATTCGGAGCGATTGTTGGCCAAGACTTGTTCCGACTGTGACTGGCTTTGCTGGCTTATCAAAACCAAAGTTGCGAGAATTAATATTTGTAACAGTTTGTTCATACATAGTTGCCTCCATAAGCACATACTATATTAACGCCTAACAGTTACATCAAGTTGACATCATCCTCGCCCAATCAATGGCATTTTGGTAGGCATAATTGTCAGCGACAAAATATTAGTACTCAACGGCAGTTCGGCCATGTGTAAAACTGTACGAGCCACTTCAGAAGGATCTATTTTTGATTCCTGCAGTTTTTTGGTTATTGGCGTGTCCACTGCTCCGCAATCAATTTGACCACACGCAATATCAAATTCTCGACCATCCAATGACAGTGATTTGGTTAAACCAGTGACCGCATGCTTGGTTGCAGTATAGGCCGGAGACATTGGCCTGGGGCTAATTGCGGCCACAGATCCATTGTTGATAATTCTGCCGCCCATTGGCGTTTGTGTTTTCATTAATCGAAAGGCGGCTTGAGCACATAAAAAAGTGCCAGTTAAGTTGGTATTGACAGCGTTGATCCAATCTTGATACTCTATTTTCTCAATAGAAACTTTTGGAGAGCTGATTCCAGCATTGTTAAACAACACATCAATTCTACCAAATTTTTCCTTGATAGTGTTAAACAACTGATTAACTTGATCGGGTTGTGTAATATCGCATAGGACCACAAAAGCATTTGACCCCAACGTATCGGCCAATGCTTGTAGTGAGTTAATTGTTCTTCCGACCAGTACGGTAGTGTATCCCGCATTAATAAACTCTCGTGCAGTGGACATGCCAATACCAGAGCCTGCACCGGTTATGACTGCAATTTTTGTATTAGAAAAACTCATGTATTATTTTTTAACTACGGCAGTGGCTTCAGCTTCGGTGTAGTCAGCTGGTAATAGATCAGCTTCAGGTGGGGGCGGAATAGGTGTAGCTGGAATTTTAGTATTGGTATAGATACCAGCGTTGCCTAGCAACACATTGTTTCTACCTTGACGCAGACTGGCAATTATGGCTTGGCCAGCTTGTGTACCAATATCTGCCATGGCTTCTACAAACCAAGCCATGCCACCCACCTCAGATTGTAGACCATAGTCTGGCAAGCTAAAAATAAATCCATAGATACTGTTACGATCGTTGGCTCGGAAGTTGGCATAGTTTAATCCAATCTGTGCTTGTTGGGCTCTCTCCAATGGTACTTGGGCAGCCATGCTATTCCATATGGTGTTGAGTTCGGTGGTCTGGGCCGGATATTTTAATTCAAGTGCGGCAATCTCCGTTGCAGCTGCTCCAGTCAAACAGGCCATAGCCAGGCCAATAGCAGTAGGATCGTAATATGTAATGTCAGGTGGAGGTGGGTCAGGATTTGGTATTGTATTCAAAGTTCCTGTGTAAGTTCCAGCACAGGGAAGGCCGCCGGGTATAACCAATGGCCCTGCTTGAGTATCTCCGTAGTCTCCGTTGAGAGCGTGATACATAGTTTCATAAATTAAGGTTAGGTATGCCAGATCCATGGTGGCAAACAATTCTACAGTTCTTGTGAATCCATCTGTGGCAACCCATCCTGCAGCCAGGCCAATAATATCAGTAATACGGATGTCGCCGTTTGGTCCGCCACCTGTGGCCAACGTACTGGTGTAATAATTGGCCACTGCCGGAGGTACCGCTGTAGTTAATGCAGTAATCAGTGGCAAGTCTCGAGTGGTTTGCATTCCAGACACTGTGTTGGCAAATGCTGGCAATTGAACATTTTTTATGCCGGTAACTTGACTCAGTGCCACGCTTAGTGCCTTGTTGGCCAAGGCTTGGTCTGCTGGTATAATTTGTTGTAGGCGGTCAAGCGGAATCATTATACCACACTCGCTGCATTGGTAAACCCAACAGCACTTATCACATATGGCGGTAACTCTGTGGATAGTTTTGAATTCACACTGCCTTGAGCATTGATGTAAATGGCTCTAGGGCCATTGGCAGTGGTCACCGTAAGGCTTTGATAGCTGTTAGGAAATAATTTTACAGGGTCAAGCAAGTCAGCCATGGTGTTGATGTTGGCTGTGGTTACTCCTAACACACGCAAAATTTGAGTCAGTCCGTTGTTGGTGTTGATTTTAGTCATGGCCAAATACATTAATTTTTGCACACTGTCTGTGACTGTTGCTGTAGTACTGTTTAAATTCAATACCACTTCTTGGGGAATCCCCACTGATAAAAATGCCACTGACAAAATTGGAACGTTGCCAACTATTTGTACAATTCGTTGGACCAGAGCTAACGGACTTCCAAGGTCGCTTAAATCAGTCAAATCAATTAGTTGACCCAAGTTGGCTAAATCAGATCCAAAGGACTGTGTAGCAAGATTAACAGTGGTAATGTCGCCGGTGATACTGTCGTTGGTACTGCTAAAAGTATTGGCCAAATAAGTTTGACTGTTTACAGCACTGTTAATAAAAAGATTAGTTGTTTCGGAATATCCCAGACATTGATTTAACGCCTGTATAAATTTACTAATGTCACCGCTGGCAAAATCTGCTGTGGCCTGTGCTAAGATTACTGCGGTCATTTGTGTTCCAAGGCTGGAATAGGCGGCTGGAACACTGTTACTAAATGCTGGAACCGAACTGGCACCTAAGGTTGCCAAAGTACCATCAAGTGCCAAGGCTTGCAAGAATGCTGAGATGAGCGGAGTATTACGATAAGCAGTAATAGACGCTTGAAGTTCTGGACTGACAGATATGCCTTGATTTTGTAACAGACCGGCACCAGCAATCAATTGTAAGGGAGTTAATACGCTAGCAACCATGCTTATCCTATGACCACATCAGTACTGCCATTTTGGCGAGGATGAGTGCATGTATCTTTGTCGCCAACAGTCACTACTGGTTTTCCACCGGCAAGAACTGTGCCGTTGGTGCTGGTAGTAGTGGCGTTGCAATGCACAGGCGGACAACCTTGTTGACCGCAACACGGATGCGGAGTAACCTTACTACCAAAGACAGCAATAGGACGCCCATTGACCAGCACCGAGTTTTCGCCGTTGAGAATTATACCACCTTGCTCATTTTTATCCCCTACCCGGCACACGGCTCCAGACATTGCTTTATCCCATTATAATTGATTTACGAACTGGCTTGATACCAGTGGTTGCTTCCAAATAACTATCACACACTTCTTCACGACTCAATGAGATCATTGATACTTGTTGTTTATTTATAGAGACCGTTTTGTCAGGATCTGCCGTAAACAAACTGTTCATCATATTGATGCCCTGTGGGCTTGGTACAATTGTCAATGGTTTTGCTACTGTATAAGTTGTGTTGTCTTCTGCTGTGATTTTTGCTACAATTTCATCACCGTTGGCAATCTTAAATGTATAAACTTGATCTAATTCAATCTTCATGTTATCCTTGTAAGTGTTTTCGTAATTCTGTAAATCCGCCTACTAATTTATCGTCTAAAAAAATCTGCGGTAATGTTCTTGCGTCAGGAACGGCTTCCAACAACTGATCTTTGGTCCAATCTTTGTTAATGTTACGCTCTTCAAATTCAATACCTTTTTGTTTTAACAGCCCTTTTGCTTGAACACAAAATGGGCAGGAGTCTTTGCTCCATACAACTGCTTTCATAATTGTCACCTTGTTATTATAAGTTTGGTAATGCGTCGTAGTCTAGCGAATCACTCATTACGCCGATGACATAGTTAGTTGATTCAGACTCTTGTAGTGCTGTTTGTTTGTTACTGGTGTTGACATGTTTGTTGAACCACGGAATAGGTGTTGTCTTTGGAGCAGGGGTTTGATATTTAATACCTATTTCTTTGAGTGCGTTGACCGCAGTGTAGTCTACAAAGTCTTTGAGAATGTTGGCATTAAGACCAATCACCGGACCTTTGTTGAACAGGTAATCAGCCCATTGTTTTTCTTCGCGGATCACATCCTGATACAGTGCATACACTTCGGCTTCACAATCCACACGGGTTTGTACAAAGCGTGGATCTTCTTTGACCACTTGATTGATCATCCAGGCTGTCCAATCCTTGTGTAGGATTTCGTCTTGAAGAATCAAGCTGATAATGTTACCGTTGCCAATGAAGACGCGATTCTCTACCATAGCCAGACTGGTAGCAAAACTTACCATGAAGCGAAACGCTTCCAATGCGTAACTAGCATGCAAGGCCATCCAGATAGCACGGATGTGTTCTTCTTCGGTTACTGTTTCGCCTAGTTCTTTGCGACAGTTAATTTGATGTAATGCATCATAGTAGTTGCCAACAGTTGATGCCATTTCGACTATTTCTCGAGTGTCGTGGATTGTGTTGAACGCATCCTTGGGCACGTTGTAAATGTTGCGGATGATATGACTATACGAACGTGAGTGAATGTTGGTTTCAAAAAAGCCCCAGTTGAACATGAGTGACTCTAGTTCTGGAATACTGCACACAGGTGTAAACACTTGTGTAGGACCACGACCTTGCAAACTGTCTAAGGCTGTTTGACGCAACAGATTGCTGGTAAAGATATGACGCACTGTGTCTGTGGCTTCTTTAAAGTCGTTGGCATCTTTGGTTAAACTAATCTCTTCTGGAACCCAAAAAAAGCCACGTGCTTCGGCTTCAAACTTGGTCAGCTTGTTATATTTTACTTCTTCAAAGCGTTGGATGGTCACAGGACCTGCTGGGTCAAGAAACATCTTGCGATGTAAGTAATCTGTTTTTGTTTTTAAGTTGTATTGTTCTTTTGACATTATTTTTTTCTCTTTACATTTTTTTAAGGCCAACAACGATGTCTTCAATC